CGGGGATAGCGTCTACATCATATTCAAAGTAGATGTCTTGATCATATTGAGGCACTAACCACTCATTTATGTCTGACTCAACCTTTCTAAGATAAGGGATGATTGTTTCTTCATACAGAGCAAGCCTAGCTTCGGCTACATTGCTGTAAGTCTGGTTATCAGGCACCCCAACCAACTGACTAGGAACACCGAAGCATAAAGCTATATCAGTAGCCGCCATATGCTTCATGTTTAAGAAGTCCATGTCTCTAGGTGACAGGCCCATCTCCTTCCAATCAAAGTCTCCCTCTAGCAGCATGGGCCTACCCGCATTCTTACTGCCCGCAAACCTTTGATTTAAATCAGTTAATAGCTGCTGTCTCTGGCTTTCAGATAGCTGCATCTTATAGCCTTGGTCATCCTGCGGCTTAAAGACAACCGCGCCACTGGGGCGAGCGCCATTCTCTAGCAAGTTGATGTTGTGCCTAGTAGCAGAGTTATGTTGATCTACTTCCATCGCTGCTGCGGTTAGGGGTGAACAGCCGTAAAAGTCATCTAGCGGATGCCAGAGCTTTACTTGCTTTAGGTCTGAATAGCCCGTGGCTTGGTCTACGTCATAGACAGATTGAACAGTACCATTAATGCTGTACTCATATTTATTAGGAAAGACTCCCCCTACAACACCTTTGATGTTTATTCTGTCCGGCCTAAGAAGATGAAGCTCTCTTGGCGCGCCTGAAAGACCGTTAATGCCCAACATATAGGAGTTACCGCTTAAGAGCAGGTATCCGTACAAGGAGTTAAAGAACTCGCTGCCGCTTTGCAAGGGGTTTGGTCTGTGCAAAAGGCTTAGTAGCGGATGATTATCTAATATATCATCGCCGCTTTTAACCATGAAGCCAACAGATGCGGCCCCTTTGCATATCTCATTTACGCATCGGTAAACAATAGCGTTTTTAAGGTAACCCTCTGAAGCCAAGTCATCATAGCTAAGAGTCTTTCCTTTCCCACTGCCTACGTTAAAGTAGCCAACCATAGAGCCTTCAGCCTTGGTCTGCACTGGGGGCGTGAACAGCATATTCTTTAAGTTATCTAGTAAAGCCATTAGCTTATTCTCCAAGCAATATCACCGCGTGACTTGCTTATCTCGGATAAACCCCACACTAATGCGTCAAGTCTATCTGGGGACGGTTTGGGTCTTTCACCTGTATAAGTACACATCTGGGTTTCAAGCTCTGGGAAAACGCCTACATGATGGACTCTGCCCTGCTCATATAGCGCTGCTACAGGCTCTGCACGAACCATCTTTCCCCTAGTAGCATGAACTGACTTATACCTAGCCTCAGGATCAAGAGTTCTTATTAACCCTTTCACCAAGTCGCCGCCATTATTGACTTCAGCAACGATCCTATCAGCATCCCACTGGTAGTATAGATCAATGGCTACTCTACCCCATTGATCTGGCTTGTATTTGCCTGACTTATCTTCGAGGACATAATACTCATTATTAGCGTCTTTTCCTACCACCACTATTCCTGTCTCGTCAGAACTGTCACCTGCGGTAACGGCAGGGTCTAAAGCAACCAGAACATTGGTTATCTTATTCTCTTCCAACACCCTTATTCTTTTGTCCTCTATTAGTTTTGGAGTCCATAAAGCGCCCTCCATTGCATCAATGACTTCTGCGTAAAGCTCTTGACGGCCTAGGGTAGTGCCTTCGTATTTGGCTTTCAGCATTGTAAGGGTTGATGCTGCTAGGTTATCAGCGTTCTCAAACGTGCTGCCTGTAGTGATTATGCAGTCATCCCTTTCCATTAGGGTTCTAATGATAGGGGTAGGCTTGGGAGTTGTCGTGATAATGCACTGAGGCTTGCCTCCAAGCCGTAGACCAAACATTAACTGATCAAAAGTGTCAGGGTATCTCCACGCCGCAAGCTCATCACACCAAGCCCTATGAAACTGCGGGCCACGCAAGCGGTCAGGCTCACTGGCGCTAAACCCCATAATCTTGGAACCGTTATATAGTCTTATCTCAGAGGCACTAGCGTTGTACCCCTGCCCCCTTCCGCTTAGTAGGGCGTTCTTGGGTAGCATTTTAAGTATCCCAGACGGCCCCTCAAAGGCCACACGGCGCAAGTCTCCAAAAGTGGGCGTCACTATAGCAACTTGGCTTTCTGGGTTTCTAAGGGCGTACAGCAGCGCGTCAGTGGCTCCTGTCCTAGTCTTGCCCCAACCCCTTCCCGCTAGTATTAGCCATATATTCCAATCGCCTTGCGGGGTTAGCTGCTTAGCTCTGGCTTGAGTAAGCCAATCAGTGTATAGGCTTGCTGTCGCTTTGTGACCTTGCTGCCGCAAGCTCGTCAAGTTGGTCCATAACTGTTCTGAAGGCTTCTGGATTGCTGACATCTGCTGATACCTTGGATATCTCTTGCGCTTCGCCTAGGGCTAGCTTGCCTATCTTTTGGGCGTTGGCTGTAGTTGCTGATAAATGGCTCATAACATGGGCGGCGATACCTTCGTAGTCTGGGTTCTCCTGCTCTTCCTTCATGTGCTTTTGTATCTTGCGCCCCACTACATTCAGCATACCCATAGCTATCTGAATACAGGTGTCGTCTAACCGCTTGGAATCATTGAGAACTCTAGCCATGCGCTCATCATCTAACTTTAGCTTAAGCTCAGTTTGATACTTGTTCTTTTGAGCCTGCCAATCACCATCCTTAGCCCTAGCGTAAAGCGGGTTCCTAGCTACCTCATGCCGCTTAACAAGGTGGTCAATAGTAGGATACTTGCGCTCACCATTAGCATCAACGTAGCCATGAATAAACTCATCCCTTATAACTATTTCTAGTTCATCAGTGATTTTCTTGGGCATTACCGTCCCCTCTTTGTTCGTCTTGATACTTCTTTTTCAATGCTATCTGGTGCTTTGTAGTCCATGTTTTGCTGTATTCTGCGTCCTCAAATAGCTTAGAAAACCCTGTTATGTGCTTTAGTCTTAACAGCTCATCTGCTTCCATACCTAAATGGTTGCATATCTCTACGTCAGACCACCCATTGTCAAGCATACTGAACACCATGTTAGACATACCGTTTACTGAGTGCTTGCCTCTGGCTCGGTTATGCCTAACCGTTGATGCCATGCGGTCATTAATATCTTTCTTAAGGACTACTATAGGTAACCGTCCTCTATTCCTGTCTCTAATATCATCGTTATTTTTACAGGTGAAATACCTATGAAAGCCGTCAATGATTACATACTTCTTTAAGTCTTCATCCCATATCGTAACGATAGGCTGCGTGTAGCCATCATGAAGTATTGATGTGTAGAGTAACTGCATCTCCTGCCCCGCCACTGAGTTGGGGTTGTAATCATTAGCCTGTACATCATCTACATCTACCCAATGAATCATATCAATGGGCTGCTCACTTAAAGGGGATGCCTGATGCAAAGCAAGCCTTATATCATGCAGAGAGTTCACCTTATCGTCATCTGACAGTTTATTTAGCTCAAGTATGAGGTTGTCTAAGGCTTCACGGATCATTTCTATTGCTCTCTTTGACGTAAATTAAATTTGCCTGTGTTCTGGGCCTAGCCTTCAGCTTTCCTTTGCGCCATTCCCTATAGGTAATCATTGGAGGGCTGTTCAAGAAGCCTGCTAACTTAACAAACTCCCAATCATTACAAAGGATGGAGGATATTTGCTTCTTGTGCAGGTCTTCTGGCTTTGTCATCTCGTCATAAAAGCCATCCATCTTATCCCACTGTTTATGAAACTTTTCACGGTTTTCAGGAATAGTAATTAGCCTATCTGTCAAATGATCGCGGTACTCTTTCCAGTCCTTGAACATATAGGGTAGCTTTTTTACTGCGAACATCTCTTCTTTTGCCATGTGCTTGGCTTGATTTATGCCTCCAAGGCGCTTGGTCAAGGCGTTCCAAGTATCACCCTCTAGCTCATGCAGGAAGAAAAGGCTATGAACGGCAGTCTCATGATGCAGGTTAGATACTCTCATCTTATGAGGAGCCATCCCATAACGATAAAGCTCATCATATATTTGACAATAATCCCAACCATTTGAGTGTATGGCCTTCCAAACATCGCTTAGACACCAATCATACAAAGGGTAGAAAGTGTAATGTCCGAGCTTTTTGTTCAGCACCTTGCCCCACGTTATGTCTTTATAGGTCTGGCCTGTGGTAAGCCCTGCAAGCCGCTGCGGGCTTTCTTCTGCGCGTACTCCCGCTAGATAGCAGGCGCTTTCATTGGGGAAGTAATGCTCAAGTATTTTAGGGAATATGTCGTGGAACCTAATAGTGCCAAACACGTTCTCTTTTATGCTTATTTCTTCTTTGGGGCGCATCCACTCATCACCATCACGCCAACACCAGAGCCAAGGGTCTTCCATTGAGGTTGCGTTAAACAGCTTTATTGGAGCCTGTATCCAGATCGGCTCTACCCTAGGGTCAGCCATAGCCTTTCGCATATACTCAATAGTCATGCGGTATTCGGCTTCTTGGTCTAAGAACATCATTTTTAGCGGAAGCCTGCCTCTTTCCTCGGCTACCTTTAGGGCTAGCTCCATCGTTACAGTGCTATCCTTGCCCCCGCTGCTTGATATAACCACGTTATCAAAATCATCAAAAATCCTGTTCATCCGCTCTAATGCAGAGTCCCAGACGCTTGTTTTTAAATATATTTTCATTTTTTAGTTATATCGTTGCTCATAGCGTAAATTATGCTCCTGCTTATGCACTCAGCAGGGTCTAATATAGTATGCGAGTCTATTGAAACAGCTACATTCCATACTGCTCCCTTGTTTTTGTGCAGGACTTGGTGAGGGGAGTGTGTGTCCAGTATGTAGAAAACGCCTCTTTTTAGCTCTAGCTCAACTTTGTTTTTACCCCTCACAAATATCCCGTCATCAACTCTTACTTTCAAATGATGCGAATATCTTGGATAGGCTCTATCAGTGTGCAGCGGCGTTCCATTCCTTACTCCTATCCAGTGGGGGTCATTTGTTCTAACGTCTTTACCGTCCTTGGTCTTTGTCCTTCCCCACGTTTGAAGCCTATAACCCTTTGTTATGAATATTTTTTCTAGCTGCTCATCCGTTGGAATTAGTACCGTTTTTGGCAAGTCCACTTCAGTAAAGTAAACGACAGGATTTGGTCTTTGATCTGACAAAAGAGGTTTATTCCATGAAACGTCAGCCATGAGCCGGATCCTCAAACGTAAATGACTGCCTGTTAGTTTTAGCTCTTTTAGAGTCAATCATAGAAACGCCAACCCTGTGATCTACTAGGCTTGGACAATGTATCCAGTACCTTTGCTTAGTTTTTTTAAGGTAATCCGCGACCATACTATCTAACGGCTGCGATTTATGATCAATTCGGTCATATTTTTTGCTATAGGCTAATAGCCCCTTACTAACCTTTGATGGGAAATAAGTGCATTGAGCCATCAAGTAACTTGCTCCAGAATCCCATCTGCTGCCTATGGTTTTGTCAGCTTTTCTCATACTGAAGAATTGTATGACTGAATCTGGCTTCTCATTTATTACAGCCATTGCCTTTTCTTGGAAGTTTTTTGTAATGACTATGTCGTCTTCTATATTTACAACCGCATCATCTCCGGCCATCTCAAGCGACTTAATGAAATTCCACATCGCGCCGCCCCTATCATCAAAACATATTTCAACGGAGGGTATCTGTTTGACTATGTAATCAACATAACTCTCTCGCCCTTTGCAGGTTCTTAATATGTACCTCATATTTTTGCCCTGTTGATTATTTCAGCGTCCTCTGGGCGCTCATCCATTATCCAGTATTTGTAGTTAGCGTCCCGAAGATACAGATACGTTCTGCTAAAAAACTTTTCAGGCTCTCCTTCGTTCTTGATATATCTGGCTATCTCACAATACTTATCGTAATCGCCGTATTCTCTGCGCCTAGAGTAACTGTGAGGAATGCTTTTCATTGTTTTAGCAAAATGCCACTGCATCTTATTTAGCTCGCCTAAAACATCTAGCTTATCCATATTAGCTTCCGCTGTAGGTGAAGGATTCCGCGCAGTACGGACACATTACTTCTGTTCCAGACTGTGACTTATCTGATGATATGCCTGTTATTTGGTCAGACATGCCCACTCCCGCCCTATCTAAATCACTCTGATCTACAGTAGAACCTGAAAAAACAGGGTCTATATTTGGCTGATAATCCTGAAACCATGATGGGTCAAATCCAAATTGAGACATATCAAGCCCAGAGCTATTTACTTCTTTTAGCTCTGACAATAGTAGTGATGTGTCCCATACGCTGTTTGAGGCCAGTTGATTATCTGCCACAACATAAGCACTCTTTTTCTCTTTTGACCAACCTTCGGCCTTGATGCAAGGAACCTCAGCTATCTCAAGCTCTTTTGCTGCATAAAGCCTTCCGTGACCCGCTAGAACCGTCCCCGACTCATCAATCAATATAGGCATAGTCCAACCCCATTGCCTGATACTGTTCTTTAGCTCTTCAATTTGAGATTCAGGATGCTGTCTAGGATTTCTTTCATAGGGGATTAATTCAGTTACAGGCATCATTATTATTTCGTTTTTGTCTATCTGCATTAATGTCTCCAAAACCTAATAATTGTCTGATTTATCAATCATACATCAAAAAAAAGCAAAAAACTTCACAAAAAAGGCTTTTTTTTTCAAAAAACGCTTGCATGGACAGTTAATGTAGTTATAATAACAACCGTTGAAGCAAAAAAGTTAACCCAAAAGGGAGAAAAAGATGAGCTACACAAACCGCAAATTTGGCATTGAGATAGAGTTCGTAGGGGCAAGCCGCAGAGATGTTGAGCAGGCTCTTAGGGCTAACGGTGTTGATGCCCGTGTTGAGGGTTATAACCACGAGACACGCCCACACTGGAAAATAGTTAGCGATGCTAGCTTGAACCACCACACTGGCCTAACAGGCGAAATAGTAAGCCCAATCCTGCAAGGCGCTGATGGCTTTAGGCAACTAAAGCTAGTTTGCGATGCATTAGCCACCATAGCCGGAATTACAGTGAACCGTAGCTGCGGCCTTCATGTACACCTAGATTGCCGTGAAATGACTGTAGGCCAGATTGCCAAAGTGTTTGAGCGATACGCTGCTTACGAAGACCAGATTGATTTGGTAATGCCTAGAAGCCGCAGAGACTCGGCAAGATGGTGCAGAAGCATAAAAGACCGTAAAGACTGCATGAAGGGCCATACTACCAAGGACGGGCAGGCTAGCGAGATGGGCCGATACTACAAAGTGAACCTGACCAACGTAGCGACAAGAGGCGCGATGGAATTTCGCCAACATAGCGGAACCATTGAGTACAAGAAGATAGCCAACTGGACTATGTTTTTGATGCAGTTTGTTGAGAAAAGCATTGAGCTTGCTACCGTGCTGCCTGTAGCGCCTAAGAACCGATGGTTCGCAGCGATACGCAATGTGTTTGAAGCCAACGATTACACGGTAACTTGGAGCCGTAGCCAGAAGGCTTGGGTAGCCACGCACACTACAGGTTATACCGAAGCCTTTAAGCATGAAGATATGGCGGCGCTTTACAAGACAGGCACTACTGACAGCCAGATGCAGAAAAGCGGGG